CGGCATCACCTGTCAGAAAAACATTACTGCCAGACAGCATTGTATCCAATGCGTACCGCTGTTTTTTATTAAGCTTTTCTTTTTCCATTTTGTAACCACTCCTTGTAAAAATTATGTCAACTAAGCATCTTTGTAATATTCAGTTAATTTTGCTGTAATAAATCTAATTGTATATACTTTTTTGATTTTGTAACCCATGTGTAACCGACTTTTTCAATCTACTGGTTACGCCACAAACCCTTATTTTATGCGGGTTTCAGGGATGTGTAACCGTGCAACCAATGTAACCAAGGTTTTCATATAGGAAAAACGTTAGAGTATATAATTTTTATATACTTTCAAACTTTCTCCTATAGGATGTTTTTTTTTGTGTTACAACGGTTACATGGTTACAAATTATGAAAACGGAACATTTGTTTCGGCATCAACCGGCAGAAAACAAGTTTCAATAACTTCGTTTTCTTGTTCGCTTTCGAGGTTTTTTATATCAACAATCTTCACCGCAATAAGCCTCATTACACTTCCTCCGTCCCTTTTTAGCACCGTGTCTCTCTTCCCTGTGTGCTTAATTAGTTCTCGATTAATTGCCCAGGCCGAAAAAGCTTTTCTAGAAAATCCATTGTTTTTCAGAAGATTCTCAAGAGGTTTTGGATAAAAGTATATATATACGTCTCCGTATTCGTCAGGCGTTTCTTTGAATCCCCATTGATCACAGCTGAATTGAGCATCGAAGTGTTGCCCGTACACGGAAAGACTTTCAAGGATGAACTCATAACACCGTTGCCCTTCTGATACATCTTTCTTGCGCGTAGGTACATCCGCAACATCTTCAACCGTCAATTCTCGACCGTCCTTAAAAATGAACTCTGTGGCTAATTTGTCGGCTAGTAGGAGTGTAGATATCGCCATGACCTGTTTTGCCGGAAAGTCAAAGCCGCCAAATCCTTTTTCAATCTCAGATTTCATTTCTTTTAACTGATCCGGTGTAAACTGCTTTATGCTTCCAACGAATACCCTTCCGGCAAATCCGTAGTTTTTCGTGACAACACTATTGATCTCTGCCGGATTCTCGTAGATATTCTCGCAACACTCAATTTCAATAATTCTATTGATTGCTCCACCAGAATCCGCAAATTCAGAAATAGGGTTCTCGCCATTGCAAATGGTCACATTGCTCCATGTATTCTCCTTTGCAGCACCTAGGTCCTTATTTGAACGTGCTTTTCCTTTACCGGAACAAAGGTTATAAATTAATGTTTCGTAGTTATCTCGGATATACTGAGAAGCATTCTTCGAGTCGTCAAGAATCATTGGAAAGTTATTGAGCATATCCGCTCTGGTTTCTAATGATGTATCTGTTGACCGGAAATTCCCAACATAAGCTCCTGGTGCCGGGTTCCCCCAGACAGAAGCGGCTATGTTGATCGTTACTGTTTTGCCGCCGCCTGTCTGTCCGTAGAAGTCCACGATAAACGGAAGCGCGTCAAGCGGTTGTATAAGAACGCTTGCAAATGATGCTGCCAGTGCAATTCGTGGCTCCAGTCGTCCACATGATCGAAGCTGTTTAGCCAACGTCACCCACTTGAAGTAGTCTCCACTTTCTTGTATACTCTGGAATAGTGTTTTAAAGCGGTATTCCCCGTCAAAAACGATTGAAAGGTCGTAAGGGACAAATACATTGCCATGCCACCCTAACTTGCTTGTAGAGTGCTGTATGTCAATCATATCGGCATTGTACATCTCAACGTCCGCCAGATACTTAACGAGAAGCCTTGCGTTCTCTGAGTTGACCTGTACGCCGAACCTTGCAAGATTGGTTATTGCCCTAGAAGTCACAATGTCGATTTTTGGAACAGTTATTTCTGTCCAATATCCATCCCTTTTAAAAGCCACTGTGATCTGCTCTTCGCCTGTCTCAATATTTTTCAATCGGCGAATCGGCATGATCGGGTGATGACATACAAGCTCTCTTGCTTTGGATGTCTCAGAAGAAAATATTCCGTTCTCTGTGGCTATCCAGCTGCCACACGCCATGTTAGGATATTCCTTGTCAACGGAATCTGGATAAAAGTTTGTGATGTTCTCGACCAACTGCACGGAGCGGCTTGCTTTTTCTTCTTTTTCCTTTTCCTGTTCCGCTTTCTGAAATTCCTTCATGAATTCTTCTGCTATATGCTTCGCTTTCACGCTTTTTGCTCGGTACATCAGTTTAAACTTGATTTCTGAGCGGTCAATTTTACTTTTTATCGCAAAAAGTTCTTCATACAGCTGCTTTTTCATAAAGTCTTGTGCTTGTAAATTTTCAATATTTTCAAGAATACTTCTCACCTCCTGCCTTAGCTGACAATATTTCATATCTGCTTTTTTCTTTCTCAAGATTAAACTGGCACATATACCACTCTTCTGAACCAGGAGGGAAAGTTTTTAGTGCTGTTTCGTACATAAGCATATTCTTTTCTACCTGCTCAAGTTTGCTAAGATCCCGAACAGGATTGTATTTTTCGGACTTAATATCTCGCATTTCATGTCTGATCTGGTTGCGACTCTTACCTTTTTTAGAGATATAAGTACCGCCCAGCTCAATAAATGCAGTGCTAAAAGGAACAGATTCGTATTGCATCACGAAATCAAACACATCACCACCAATTCCGCAGCCGAAGCAGTAAAAGGAATCATCGTAAATCTTGCAGGACGCTGACTTTTCTTTGTGGAAAGGACAGCATATAAAACCTGCTCTATTCGGTTTCAATCCATATCTGGAAAGAATCTCCGGCATTTTCACTGACTGTTTGATTTCTTCTTTTGTCATGACAGTAGCTCCACAATCCGCCGTCCGGTATCTTCTTTTGTACAGAACTCAAACCGGACACCGTATTTATCCCGGATTGTACAAAGAGATTTGTATAACTGGCAGCCATCAACAGCCTTATCAGATATCACAGTCTTTACTTTTTTACCGTTTACCGTCTTCCAGATCACTTTGTGCTTTCTTGGGTTCTCCCAAAAGTACACATCGCCAACTGATTTGATATCTGGTCCGTGTTCGCATAGGATGATTAACTGTATACCTGCTTCACGTGCTCTAATCAGTTCTGCTTTGAATCTTTCATGCTGCTGGCAGACATTTCCACAAAGCTCTTGCAAATCCTTTTTACGGTCAATACAGAGTTTTGCATTGTCCAGTGATTGATAATCACCGCAATACAATTTAGAGCGAAAATACTGCACTCCAAGACTATCAAAATGACTCTGAATCCGTTTCCATTCCTTTTTGTGTTCACGTGTATCACATTGTATGACCAATCAGATCACATCCTTCTGGTATTTGTATTTTCCAAAGAATTCACTATACTGTTTTATAATCTCCCAACGATTTTCGTAACGATTCCATTTACTATTCTCCCCTACTCCTATTTGCGTTTTTCCGAGGATTGAACAGGAAGGGATTATTAATACCTTTCGATATGTTTCATCATCGTTCAAACAATATAAAAGGAAGATATCGCAAGTCGGATTTTTCTTTTCAAGGTTGAATGTAAATGCCTTTGAATTGCAATTGTTTGTAAATTCCTTAGATACTTTTACGTCTATTTTTACACTGTTATCAGTAAGCAAATCATAAGGGTGCCTTGAGCTTGTTTGTACACTATTCAATCCGGCATTCTCGTAAATATCTGAAATTGCTTTTATTTCATATTTGTTTCCAAAAGTTGTATCAGAATATTTAAGAGGCAGCCCAAGTTTTTCAGCCCAATACACAGTCCCTTTATGCTTTGCAATCTTGCAAGCAAGACTTTTATTTCCAAAAACTTCTATCATTTCGGAATGAGTTGGAAAATGATCTAAATTCAATTTCTCAACAACTATCATAATATTTTCTTTGATAAGATCGTCATTCCATGGTATTCCATGCGTATATCCCATTAACTCACCTCTATATTAATTGAACGGAAGGACATCATCTGCTACACTATCTGGAATATTCATAAAGTCCGTACCTGCTGGATTGGCTCCCATGATAGCTTCTTCTTTCAGATGATCGTCATAGGCTTTTGTGGTGCGCTCTTCTGGGATATCTGCATCCTTAATTCCTTCCACACTACGGAACCATGCAAGCTTGTGACGTTTTACTTCTTTGTTGTCGTACCAGTCTTTCTCCAGGCGGAAGATACCGCCGATCAGCTTACTTTTGAACTGCTGCCCGAAGTTATCACCCCACTTAACAGAAAATCCCGGATTTGACTTTTCTACGCATGTGATAAATGTTTTAAGGTTACGGACACCATAATCTACGCTCTCATCAATAACCATATAGTTAGTGCCGGCATTTGGATATTTCTTGTCTGGACGGATGTCACTCTCAAACTGTTTCATAAAATATCCAGCCTGCTCATCACCTTCTGCAAAGTCAAACAGAATAACCAGCATGTTTTTAGTTTTACCCTCATTATCTGGTTTTGACTGGCGTTCGGACACCTGTTTGATAACCATTTTGTGGCCGCCAAGTGCAATCGGTTCGTACTCTCCTGCTGCCTGTGTTGTATCATACGCTGTTGGTTTATTCATTTTTATTATCTCCTTTTCCTAATTCATAGTAATCTCTGATAATCTTGTCCACTTCTGCAAGGTCATTATCAATAGTTAAGCTGTCAAACATCCCGATTGGGGACTTGCTTACCGCTCCCTGACTGGACTGGGTGACAAATAAGTGCTTACCGCTCTCTTCAATGCATCTGAGAACGATTGTAAAAAGACCTTCCAGGCAAATCTTTTCATCAAGTAACTTACCGATAGTCTTCGGCTTCACGTCTCCAGAATCGTCTTTTTCTTCGTGCATCATCATGTACACAATCTTATCCTGTGGCACTTTTGTTACAATAAACTGGATAAGATTCCAGAAGTAGTCTCCAATGTCGTTGTAGAGGGCGAATACTGCATTACCTTTTCCGGCAGAGGCGTGTCCTCTCATGAAATGGTTCGTAATAAGATAACCTGCATCATCAATCACGATAGACTCAGCTTTTGATGCGATCAGGCACTTCATTACCTGCTGGTAATCGTCCGTAAACCATCCGTCAATCTTGCCTTTAAACGGAAGCGGTTTGTTCAATACCCTGATAAGATTCCAGCGTTCATTCTGGCAGTTTCTAAGACTGGTGCTCTTGCCAGAACCAGATTTTCCGATAATTAATACTGGTGTTGCGATAGGTCATTCCTCCTTGTCATAAACCACATGTTTGCTGCCTTCAACGATCAGTAAACTTGCGATATCTTTCATTGATATGGTTGATTCGTTATAGATTTCAACCAGTGCGTTGTATGCATCCGGTGAAACTTTTACAACCGGATTATCTTTATCCGTTGCTGGCTGCTTCTTTCTTGCCGGAATACGGATTTCAAATTCACTCAATGGTATTTTCCTCCTTATATGATTTCTGAGCCGTTAAAAGCCCATTTAGAGCCTGTACATAGCTTGCTAGTGTTCTTGCCTTGTATGATTCCTCTATCGGATTATCCGGCACTATTGCAAGCTGGGTATCAATCAATCTCATAACCTCTTGGATGCGCTCTTCCATAGTCACACCGCCTTGAAAAAACAGTACAGATTATCTGATCTGTCGCCCTCTCCAGGAACAACTTTTCCGTCTTCCTTCCGGTCTCCGGTGTGATATTCGATTCTGTCCAAGTACATGTCTGCATTTTCGTAATCAAGGATATGATCTCCGCGGCCCTGCATCTCCCGAAGCAAGTCATTGATTATCTGTACCTGTGTAAGTGTAGGAAGCATTCTAATCATTGATGTCTCATACATCACTTGGGACACCTCCCGTTTATAAGGAGACGAAGCAAATGAGCTTTTGCAAGCTTATAGTGCTCTAATGACTCTTCTTCAAACATCTCATTGCCGAAATAAATGTAATAATGTCCATCATACTCTTTACCAGCTTCCCATTTAGAATCCATAACATCTATGTAGCAGCATAATGTATGTGAAGCTATATTGAATGACACGTAGCAATCTGTTTCGTTTGAAACTCTCCACGCTAATTCAAAAAGCTCTTTAATTTCTTTTTCAAACATTTCTGTCCTCCTTTCTTAAATCAGTGTTAAATACGTAAACAGTGCAAATACGATACTTGCCAGAATCTGCTGCGAACTCTTCTCCCACATCCATACCGGGAGAAAAGTAAACAGGATCCCAATAATCGCACTGACTACGATATCCTTTCTGTTCTGTCTAGGCGATTTCATTCTTTTCCCTCCAAAAGAAAAAGATTACAGGTTGTAAGCCAGATACCAGAGGACATTGCTAAGGATTAACAGCGCGGCAGTCAAAAGCCATGCACTGAACCACTTCTTAGTCTCTCTTTTTGCTTTTCTCACGATTTCGGTAGCTAGCATTGTTTCCAAATCGTTCCATGTAATCTTTTTTTCATTGTTTGTGTTTTTTGCGTTTTCCATATTATTTTCCTCTCGCTTATATTGACTTTTTAGCGGATAGAGGATATATTTAACCTGTATCCACTAAGTCTAGGTTAGTGAGTACACTGCTCCGGGGTGGAGGTCGTGACTCCTCCCGGGGCGCTTATGCCAAATTTGCTTCTTTTCTTCTGTAGTAGTCCAAGATAATTCTTGAACATTCATCGACAATCCTCTGATTGTCCTCCGGTGTATTATCCTTGCAGTAATCATCATGTATTCTGATTATCCCGCCAGATTCATTTTTTATTGTTTTAATTACTGCCATAAGAATCTCTCCTTTCTACGATAGATTATGATGTTTCTGTTATTTTGCTTCTTCTGCGAAATGTTTCTCCATGAGATCAGCAATCATCAGATATTCTTCTGCGATTTTTCCCTCTCTGGTATTTTTCACCTGTTCGCGAAACTCTGGAATTGTTCCGAAGAAACATCCGCAAGAAACTCTGACCTGCTTGTCTTTACATCGGAAGAATGTAGTTGTACGGAATTGAGTGCCAAAGCCATGAATGGTAGTGTAATCTGCATTGCCGGAGACCTCTGCGTCGCCGTAGACCCATGCATTGCCGGAGACCCATGCGTTGCCGTACACTCTTGCGTTGCCGTACACTCTTGCGTTGCCGCACACCTCTGCGTCGCCGTACACCTCTGCGTCGCCGGACACTCTTGCGTCGCCGTACACCTCTGCGTCGCCGTACACCCATGCGTTGCCGGACTGGTTAAGATTCTCTTCTTTCTCAACCCATCCGCCAGTTTCTCCCTCTTTCACATCTCCAAAAGAGATAAGTGCCTTGATACGAAAAAGTTTCTTTCCAAAGATATTAATTTTTGACTCTGCTGTCAGCTCGAATTTCTTCATTAATTGGTTTTCCTCCTTATATTTTCTTGTTATTTGATTTCTACATCTGGAATAATTCTTTCCGGATAGAAAACTAATTCATAGTGGTATTTGTCCACTGTGTTCGGCTCTGTTTGCTCCATTACATAACAGGTCCAGTCGTTCAAGTAGATGTAATCCTTGAAGTATGTATCCTCACCTGTCTTGATAGTCATTACAAGCTCACTGCTACTGTTATTGCTAAGAGACATATACCCCTCTGCATGTAACATGATAGTGTCGGTTCTGGCATTAGTTACGGTGATTTTTCGGTACACATTGAACTCATCCGCTTCTTTGTTGAGGTTGTAATTTACTGTACTTGCTGTTGAGCAAGCAGTAACGCTTGTTGCCATGATTCCGGCTAATAAAACTGCTGTTAATTTTCTTTTCATTAATGATTTCCTTTCTTATTTCTTCTCGAATAATGTCTTTCCATCCAGATTTGCATGAAGCGCATATCTATGATCTTGATATTGGCTCTCTTGAAGAATCTGTGCTAAAATGTCGCTTGGGTTAACCAATTGACATGTAAAAGTAGCTTGCGGACATTGAAGCTGTGACTCAATATCTGATATCCTCTTTTCAAGAGAGCGAATCTTTTTTTTCTGATTGATTTTTCACGCCTTTCTCCTTTCTACTGATAAATTTTCGTGTTATACTCTCCTTTGGAAAGGAGGTGTAAGGATGACCTATAAAGCCAAAGAACTTCTTGTCAAAATGGCTAATAAGTATGATACTTCTGGACATACTTCTTTTGATTCTGATTTCTATATAGCTTTCCCAGATAGCACTATTACTGAATTAGAAAACAACGGCTGCATCACCATTGTAAATGACATTGTTGGAAGCATTTGTCTTACAGAATATGGCTATCAAGAATCAAAGAAGTAATTTCCAAGGGCTACATGATTTTTCATGTGGCCCTTTTTACGGTGCCCTGTGAGACTCAACCAAAGGAACTTCGGCTTTATATGTTCCCTGTTCTCTCAATTCCCCTTTATTGGAGTAACTTGCAAAGTGTACGGTCGTGTCCACTTCAATATCAATTCGGAAATCCTCTGGCGTGCAGGAAATCATAAAACCTGTACATCCATATCCAAAATCTTCTCCATTGATGCGGAAGATTTTCTTTTCTGTGTCAACTTCGATGGTTTTAAGCTCATGTGGAATGAAAATTTTACTCATAATTTGCTCCTTTCTTACTTTCTTTCTGGCCAGAATCATCAATACTGCAATCAATAACTCCGTCCATATATCCCAGAATATAATGCTTCTTATCTTCTGGAAGCTTATCAATGCGTGTTGTCACATCTCTGATAAGGTTTTTCTTTTCTTCAGACATGCGCTCACTCCTTTCTTGTGATATACTCTCCTGTGAAAGGAGAGGTGTTATGGAAATTTCTGGTTCACAAATCAAATTGTTAAAACGTCTTTATAAAACTGATATACCGTTGTCTGATTTTTCCGAATCGGAAAAAGGAGAAATAGAATATCTCGGGAAACGCGGGTTCATTAAATACAGTAAAGAAGATACCGATTCAAGAATTGCACCAACCATTGTCTGCATTCAGTCAGCTGGAAAAGCTTTTTATGATTCTTATGTAAGAGACCGCAGACGGTGGTATATCCCTGTTGTTCTGTCCATCGTTGCCATCGTAATTAGCTTATTTGCACTGTACAAATCTGGACAGGTAATCAATGTTTACATTGACAAAAACAAAATGAATACGGTCACAGCTGAGAATCCTCCAGCAAATGCAGATAACAAATAGGGGAAATTCGGATATCTGTAAATGATTGGTAATCCGTCACCATACTTGCGCAACGCTCTGTGTGCTTGTCTAGCCATTTTCCCATGTGAATAATGAGGGTCACTGTTTATGGAATCCAGAATTTCCCATTTTGTCATGTTGTCATATTTTGACGGTGTTCTGTGGAACATTTGTTGTCACCTCCTATTCCGGTAACTTTGGTTCAAGAAACTTATCGGTTCCAACAGATAACGCCCCGCAAATTAGTTCGTATTCATCGAAATCTAATCTGCGATTTCCATTGAGAGAAAGATTGAGTTTCTGAACAGGAATGCCAGTTCTGTTAGCAACAAATGTCTGTGTTATGCCGTTGCTTTCAAGGTATGACTTAATCTTTTTACCAACGCACATTCTTCATTTCTCCTTTCTATTTAACTTCGTTCCCATCGAACAATTACAGTATAACTTCGATTTATCCGAATGTCAAGAAGAAATTTCGATGAAATCGAAATTATTTTATTGACAGTCCGAAATTTTTATATTATTATTAGTTATGAAGGGAGGAAACGATAATGACATTTGGCGAGAAAATCAAGCAAGCCAGAATAGCAAAGAAGCTGACTCAGAAGCAGCTTGCAGAAAAAATCAATGCAAAGCATAATTCAATTAGCGACTGGGAAAAAGATAAATGCAGACCAGACGTGGATACTATCGAGCTTCTATGTGGCGTTCTGGAAGTAACACCGACATACCTCATGGGTTCTAAAAGCGATGACGATTATGCAACCATAATTGGAAATCTTATGTCAGAACCTGACATCTTAGATTTTATCGATGAATACAAATCACTCGATAAAGAAGATAAGAAAGCAATAAAACAAATAGTTTCATCGCTAAACAAAAAGAGCAAGGGTTAATCCCCTTGCTTCTTTGATTTTAGATATTTGATAAGAATCGTATAGACAAATTTTAACTTTCCCTCATTTTCAGTATTCTCTATCATTTCAATAATTTCTTTCTTGTAATCCATATATCCGTCCCTCCAATATCGCGCAAGCAAGAACATCTGTTCTATTTTATTTCATTATACCCTCTTCTCAGTGATATAGAACGGACTGGATCATACTTCTCGCCCTCTGTTTGAAAAGTGCGCTCTCCCTTTGCCTTGAACGATTGAAAAAGAAATGGCATGTGCACTCCGCAGAAGTATTGTTGCTTTTATTCACAACAAATGGCTGCTGCTCTGCTTCAGATACAACCGCCTGTGTATAATTATGTATTACGTATTGATTATTGGCACTTGCTTTAATAATCACTTCTAAGTCTGTCTGATCAATGCTCTCACACAGTGGCGCACGCACAAGAAATGTGAACATTATCCCAAACAGAAAAAATATAACTAACTTTTTTATTCCTTTCATAAAATCCCTCCCAAGGTGATTTTTATTATACTCTCAATATAACAATTATACAATATCTTAATCTTGCACAAATTTTCTTACATTAATGCTGTATTTGACGAAAATCAAGAAAATTTGACATTTTTCGATCAGTCGTCCCATATTGAGCGCTGTCCGTTTATCATATAGATTTCGTCCTGGAGGTACAGCGGTGCGTCATAGCGTGCGATCACGTTCAAGGCAGAGTCACACTGGTTCCGTTTGATTGACTTGTAGGAGCGCACACGGAAGTTTGCTTTTAAGTCTGCATAGATGTTACTGTACACTCTCTGGCGCATTGATCTGTCCTGGTATGCGTGGGAACCTTTTCCGCCCAGGATGTCCACGCCACGCTTACAGACTGCCTCGGTGATACGATCAGCTTCGATTGGGAGGATTGGCAAGTCCAGTTCAAAGCGCTCTAATTTCTTATCAAGAGCTTCAACCTTTTCATTTACCTGTAAGATTGCCTGTGCCTGTAATTGAAGCTGTTCGAGTGGGGACATGGGAACTGTACGGCTGACTGTCTCTTTCAGCTTGTCTTCAACTTTAAGGAAATACTGGCGAGCTTGTTCACCTTTAGCAGTTTTCGACTGCATGGAAAGTTTCTTTGCAAAACTGGCAGTCAAGCGATAATCCGTTGCGGGTCTGCCACCTAATGGGTTATCTTCATTAATGACGAAAACCCAATAATCCGTGTTTTCTTCCGCGAACTCATTGTCCACAATATTACTTTTCGCCCATCTGGAATAATTCTTGCTATCCATACCAAGAAAAGCATATAATTTTCTGGCAGTAGTCATTCCCCCTTCATCAATACCGAGTGCAATTTCAATAGGTGTCTGATTAGATATGTTAATAATATCGTTCATAAAATATACCTCCACAAAAATAAATAAAAGTGTTTGCCAAAAAGAGGTATACAGTGTTATAATTTGTATACCATATTATTGGTTGGGTATCCGCTGACTTTCCTAGGGTGAACGGATACCCGTATTCAGTTATTTCAGTTCTTCATAGACCTTTCTTATGCCCTCTCTGATGATTTCAGACTTTTTCTTGCCGGTCTTTTCGCAACAATATTCCAACATTGCAATATCATCTTCCGACAATCTTACCCTTGTATTCAGAATCTTTGGGTCATCTGTAGGTCTGCCTGTACGTGGACTCATGCGTTTCACCTCCCAACTTTTGTATCCACAAATATATAATAATATATGTATCCACATAAGTCAAGGACTTTTTTAATTATTTTCACCTAAGTTATTCTAATTTATTCTTATATGTGCTAAAATCAACTCAATAACACAAGGAGGAACTGTAGTATGAGTACAGAGAAAACAAAGAAATGCAAGTATTGCAAAACAGAGATTCCGGCGGATGCTAAGGTCTGCCCGCAGTGCCGGAAGAAATTAAAAGGTGGAAAACTCAAATGGGTTGTACTGATAATCCTTGTCGGAGCGATCATCGGAGCTGTAGCTGGCGAAAGTGATTCGGAATCAGGTAAAAGCGCAACAACGGCTACTTCTTCAGAAAAGAAAGAAGCTGCACCGATCGAGTATACCACTGTTTCCGTTAATGATATGATGGCAGATCTTGATAACAATGCCATGGGAGCATCTGATAAATACAAAGATAAATATCTTGAGATTACTGGAAAACTTACAAACATTGACGCTTCTGGAAAGTATATTAACTTGATGGCTGATGGAGACTTTGAGATTATCGGAGTTCAATGCTACATAAAAAATGATGAACAAAAAACAAAAGTAGCTTCCATGACCAAAGGAGAGACAGTTACTTTAAAAGGGAAATGTACAGATGTTGGAGAAGTCTTTGGATATTCTCTTGATATTGATGAAATAGAATAAATAATAAAAAAGCCGGCTCCCGCGACCAACAGGAACCGGTTTTAATAAATAAGATAATCCAGAGAAAAATCTTACCTACACCATAATTATACCATCTCCTGGATTATCGCACAAGTAAAAAAAAGGAGAATGATAAAATGAACGAATCAGTATGCATCTATCTAAGGAAATCCAGAGCCGATCGGGAAGCTGAAGCACACGGGGAGGGTGAAACACTTGCCAGACATGAACGGATCCTGTTAGATCTTGCAAAGAAAAAAGAGTACATTGTGGGTGCGATTTACCGCGAAGTGGTATCTGGTGAAACTATCGCCGACCGTCCTGTTATGCAGCAACTTCTACACGAGGTAGAATCCGGTATGTGGGATGGAGTGCTGGTTGTTGAGGTGGAACGTCTGGCCAGAGGCGATACAATTGACCAAGGTGTTGTATCCAGAGCTTTCCAGTATTCGGATACCAAAATTATCACACCAACTAAGATCTATGATCCTAATAATGAGTTTGATGAGGAGTATTTTGAATTTGGTCTTTTCATGTCTCGGAGGGAATATAAAACCATCAAGCGCCGGCTGAACGCCGGAAGGATCTCATCAGTAAAAGAAGGGAAATACTGTGGTAACAAACCACCTTACGGATATGAAAGAGTAAAACTCGAAAAAGAAAAAGGCTATACTCTCCGGCCAATTCCAGCACAATCTGAAATTGTAAAAATGATCTACACCTGGTATGCAGGTGATGGCTGCGAACAAATTGGAATCGCGAAGATTGTGCGTAAATTAAATGATATGGGGATAGAATCTGCACTAGGCGGTGACTGGACCCCTGCCAGTATACAGGGGATCCTTACAAATCCGGTGTATATCGGGAAAATCCGGTGGAACGGGAGAAAAGTAGTAAAGACCGTACAGAACGGGCAAGTTGTTAAAAAACGTCCGCGTTCCAAAGATGTTCTCGTTTGTGATGGACTGCATCCTGCTGTTATATCAGAGGATCTGTTTAATTCCGTCCAGGAAATACGCCAAAAGAACCCTCCTCACCCGATCAGTATGAAAAACACGGTTCGCAATCCACTTTCTGGAATCGTATATTGCAGCAAATGTGGGCGTGCTATGGTCCGCCGACCTTATCAGAAAAGTGGGCAGGAAGATACACTTTTGTGTCCATACACATCCTGTCCTACGGTAAGTAGCAAGCTATCTGTGGTTGAAAAAGCCGTACTTGATGGAATCAAAGAGATAGCGGAAGAATACAAACTAAATAACAATATTAATGTTCCGTCCGAAGCTATTAATTCTGGCATAACATCTAAACAGAGTCTTATACGCGAAAAGGAAAGTGAGCTGGAAAATTTAAACGTTCAAAAATCAAAACAATACGATCTGCTTGAACAGGGTATTTACACAACAGAGGTTTTTCTTGAACGCGCCAAAACTATAGCTGCATCCATCCAGTCATGTTCTGATACTATTGCGAAATTAAGAGAAGAAATCGAACACGATAAGGATATTATGGCGCAACAATCAGATTTTATTCCACGCTGTGAAGAATTGCTTAATAACTATTGGAGCCTGGACACGGAATCCAAGAATAAAATGCTTAAGAGTTTGATTGAAAAGGTTATCTACTCAAAAGATACTAAAAATGCTTACGGCAAGGGTAATGAAGTTAGTTTTCAGCTTGACATTTTTCCGAAAATCCAGAAGAATAATTAATGATATCTTCTATGTGCTGACGAACTGGCGCATTGATGTTATCATTAATTAAAAAAAGAAATTCCCGGGGAATTAACCCCGGGATAATTTTTACTGCTTTTTAATATATTTTGCAGATACAAAGCCATAATACTTTCCAGCAATGCGAATGTAATACCACTTACTACCGTCTTTTGCTTTCTGAGTATAATTCATTACTTCCACTTCATTCTCCTGGTTGAGTGTCGGATATTTTTTAATGTTCGGGTACTCAGTTCCAGCCCATGTACGCACATTAAGCACGGTGGCGGTTACATTCCCCTTGAAGAGAACCTGGTTCTTATCTTGCTTGCCAGTGATGGCGGTAGATGCTGAATTTGTTTTTTCTGCCAGATATCCAGTCCAGATCCAGCCAATGCCGATACCGGAAACTTTTACATGCGTCCACTTTCCGCTTGTCTTTCCATCAATCTCAACAACAGTTCCTTTATTGATTGAACCCATAACGTAACCATTCGGTGTCTCACGGACGTATAAATCATTCACGGTTGCTACCCTGGTTCCTGTCTTTTTCCATGTGGCAGTATCTTCGTAGGATTCCCAGTCAATCCAAACATATCCATCAATCGCTGGATCGTTAATGGAATAGGATTTATTGCGAACTGCTCCGCCGTTTGCAACCACGCCAGCTGCACTAGAAGTGTTTCCTTCGTTTGTATAGATTCTTGAACTATCAAACCTCTGCACACTTCCAACATGAGAGCCATTGCGAAAGATTACAAGTGCTCCGACTTTTGGCGTGCTATGCCAAGTTCCGTTTTCTTTAGCATGATTAGTGATAGATACACAGTTATAAAATCCGCCGCCCATAATCTGCAAGGCTTTTGTGATTCCCAAAACATTCACCAGCTTCCAAAACTGATATTCAGCGCACCAGGGCTGTCCCTGACATCCAGGTTGTCCCCAGCTATTTACATCTCTTGCGAATTTTGTGTAATTGTTATATCCTGCATTCTTTTTAAAATCATCCAGATAGGCATTACTCTTCTTTTCAAGATATCCGCCGTTGGATGCGTAATAATCGCCAAGGTTTAAAAAATCTTGTAATTTGCTCATTGTATCATTCCTTTCATATTTGGTGCGCCCCTCAAAATTAAGGAGTGCAATGCTTCGTTAAAACTTTCTTTAGTTAATTATTTTCCACTTTCGGTTCTTCTTCCTTATTAACATCCATCAGCTCATTATAATGTTCCTCAGTAATCCTGCCCGTGGCGAAGAAAATATCAATCTTATTCTTTAAATCGTCTGTCAGACCGTTTTTCTCTTTAAGTTTCAGTAATGTTCTATATAACATAATCATACCTCCAATTCTGTAAGTGCTACTGCATATTCGCTGTTTACATAGGCTTCTGCGGATTGTAAATCCATATCGTAGATGTAATCTCTCGTATCACCAATCTGTTGTTTCACATAATTCCAACCATTTTGCATTGAAATCGGATAATTAAATACTGTATATCCGTCAAGCTGTTCTGAATTGACGCTGATGTTTGTAGTCGGATAATATGTTGCAAGTGCTTTTAATGCCTGCGTCTGTTCTGATGTTAAAGGCAATTCTTCTTTTAAAACTGGTAAAAGCACAAATGGCTTATTATTTAAAATCCAATCGTTAAAATCATCTGATGTTATTGTTATATCTGTGCTAAATGCAAAACCAATGTTAGCATTAGTTCCGTCAGCATTTACTGTAAAAGTTCCAATTCTATCTGGCGTACTGGCAACAAAAGCGAAATGACTGCTAATTGAAAAAGTGTTTTTTATAATTTTATTACCACCTATCCCTACTGCATTAATTGTACTACTATAAAATCTAAGAACACCTTTATTAATTGCTTTTGACCATTGAAACGGTTTAAGAAATAATTTTTTTACATATTTTACTATTTTGCCATTTCCAACATCAATATAGTCTGCTATGTACTGTTGTCCATTTACTGTTATATTTCCACCTTCTTTTACTGGAACTGCACAGAGGGTAACATCATTAACTGTAAATGATTGGACATTTACATTATCTTCATTTGTTACTTTAACCGTAGGATTCACAACACTCTTAATCTCAACTGGATTCTCTAGCGTTGGTGCTACATCCTGTGATGATTTGCCATACAGCATCATATCTTGAATTTTTCCGTTGTCAGAATCGGAAAGATGAGTTTCGCCTTGGTTGCTGGCATAGAATTTGGTGATTTTGGTGGATAAACCTTCCTTTAGCGAAGCAATCTTACTGTCTACTTTCTTAAATTTGTCCCCTACTACTTTAGCATCCGCAAATCCGCCTTCAACGGTTAAACTTGGATCTGATTTTGGTAAATCTAAGATATTTCCATATGGTAGCTGCCGTTTCTTTCCGTCTGCCGTGATAATTCCCTTAAATGTATCAGCCATAATCATTCACTCTCCTTTGCTTTTAAGCTAACATAACCATCTGCGTCCATATCCAGTCCAACACCCTTATCAGATAAATAGCTTGATACAGCTTCTGCAATAGCTTCCTTACTGGCTCCAATTCCATCAATACACAGTTTATACAGATATCTTTCTTTTCTGGTTATTGGCTTTGGTACCTCCCCTGTATAATCACCAGCTAACTTTGCGAGATACATTTCTTCTCGAGTGATTGGTTTGTTATCCAATATTTTTATACCTCCTTTTTTACTATGTATTGACTGACAAGATTTTTCAATTCCGCCAGTTCCGTTTTGATTGACTCTAATTCGGATTGTAATTTTTTGACTTTCTCATGCTCATTTTTTAACATGGCGAACATGCACGGTATCATAACACGGTAGTTCCAGTTTTCGGCACGTCCCTGTTCGTCATGGTCAACCACCAGCGGGAAATGCTGGTCAATGTCCTCTGCCAGGAACATTGGCATTTCCTTACCATAACGCTCGTCTGATGCGTCAATGTATTCGTTTTTGTACTTTGCCCAGACAACCTTTATTTGGTAAAGAGATTCTAAATCGGCTTCTTCTACAGCTCCCTGAACGTCTTTATACCGCAAAGAGGATGAGCCAAGATACGCTATTGAGGCTCCGTCAGAACCCATCACCAAATGTCCACCAGTAGTTACGTGAGTAAGATTGTAGAGTTTCGGAGGAGATTTGAAAGTGGGAGTACCATCAACGCTCAAAGTACCAGCGATATACTCATTTTTATTAACATCTAAAGATTCTAAAGCTGTGTTTCCAGAAACCTCTAAATCATTATTTATGGTTGCTTTTCCGTCAATAATTGCTTCTTTACCGACATGTAAGTTTTTTTCCACACTCGCATCGTCTGACATGGTAGTTATTCCAGTTATTGTTGTGGCAGGCAGTACCGCTATACCAGTCTTATCAGACTTTATAACCCAGCTTCCTGTTGTGACATTATATAAACCAAAATTTCTGCCACCAGACGCAACTAAACGCCCAGATATGTCAGTGTTGGCAACATTTACCTGTGCTTCCGCTAAACTCTTTTGTGTTATGGATATCTTGCCATCACCAATGTTTAGTATATCGGTAAGTATCTTTAGTATAGGAGCCTCAATGTTGATTTCGGTGTCATTTTTAATAACCAAATGCAAACCGTCTTCATACTGCGCTACCATATCAATCAAAGACTTTTGTATACCATCAAGTCCCGCTGCTATGATTGCATCTTTTATCTTGACATACTCTTTTCCCCAGCTATTTGTGCTGGTTGAAGTAAATTCACCTGTAATATCACCGGTTACAGCTTCTAATTTAATACCTTTCAAGGTTCCGAATAGTATATAATCGGCATTGATTCCTTCTGCATACAAAAGCCTGGTTATCAAAGTTCCATCTAAGATAAAACCATAAGGATATGTATTTCCACCATCGTTTGACACTCCAATAGCATTAGATGTAAGCTTAATTATGTTTTTGGACTCTTCGAGTGTAGGCTTGTCATGCAGATAGGTTATGGTGCTGCCATCGTCCTGCAAGACATTCGTTTCATACATTCCAGTTCCGTCTTTCAATGCCTTTTGCAGATTATCAACTGCCAATTCCCTAGCCGAGGTTTCTTTTCTTATGAGTTTTTTTGCAACCAAAAGAGCTTTATCTGCGCTTGACAAAAATTTGCTAGATCCTCTTACCGGATCTTCTGCTTTTGTCTTGATATGAGTAATACCATTTAAGCTGCTCGAGATATCTGTAATCGGAGTTATATACTTATTTCCTTTTCTGTCATAAGTAAAAGCCATATCTCCAAACTCGGATAACGGGTTATACACCAAGTCTCCAGACAAGCTTCTGAATCTTGCCCCTATCAGACTGTCACCAATCCAACTGGCTACAGTTTGCAGATCTGCATCTTCAACAAGCTCATTTTGCAGTTCAAGGACATATCCATCTTTTCCGTACATGACACTGTTTTCGGAGTTTTTAAGTTTTATCCCTGTAATGATAATGTCGTCACTAGATAGAGTAGGACTTGATATATAATCTCTGAACCGCTGCGGATTTCCAGTGATTCCCTCTCTGAGAGTAAGATACCCATCAGAATTAACGTACCATCCACCCTCAGGAGTGATATACTCATCGGAATCTATCGCAGACTTACCAAATGAAACATATCCGTCGGAATCCACTTCTGCGCCATAATCAACCGATACAGAAGCAAAATCCCACTGTATAAATTGCAAATTTCCGTCAACATCAATTCGAGCGTTGGCGGAATCCAACATTGCAATCCATCCGATCAGCTGCCTAAATGTCATGCCGTCCGGCATTGATCGAATAGTCACATTTCCATGAGTCATTGACGAGAATCCCATAGAGATTCCGAGCGTAGCACACGCATCACGAAGAAGTGTGAATACATCCTGCGGAAGTTGCAATTTACTGGTATATGTATCGTTGGCTTTATACATATCATCAAGTCCAGTAAATTCCAGGATTTCACCGTACTGCTCAGGAGTTGTTATGGTATATGTTCCCTTTTTGATTGTTTCAGTTTTCCCATCAGAAAATACCATTTTGAGGAATGCAGTAGCTTTCGCCTTAAAGAAATAGTAATCTCTCCACTGATCCGCAGTGTTGTCCAAGCTTAATTTCATGGACTTGCAAATGGTATTTCCAACAGGAAAGCTGTTACTGTTTGTGCAATCTGAAAATTCTCCGCCATTCAGCATTATTTCTTCTTCCAGGCGTTTCTCTGTTCCATCAGCAAAGGTAACATCCACCACTTCATACAGTTTTTCACCTTTTCCAAGTTTTTCTCTGAATAGATCTGATGTATTAATCAAGTGGATTCACCCCCTGCATGTTGAATGATATTTCAGAATAATACTCTCCAACTTGAGCTATATTGTATTGCATTTTCCCGACATAAAACTCTTCTGAACGCCATTCGTTTTTGTGTGCTAACCAGTGATATAACATAAATGGCTCTCCTTTAATGATTGCATTTACAAGATTAGTTGATTTCTCATCAACGCGAACATTTGTGGCTTTATAGCTATATCGCATAACTGTATAAAGTGGTACTATTATTGCTCTTCCATACTGTGTACGGTTACTTCCTTCTGAATATGTAGTTTCAAAGTTGCACTGCATATCCTTATCTGGTTGAGGAATGAGAAGTCCATTTATCTTATATCTATCAGTTATTGATTTACTTACCGAAAATGCCACGTTCTCACCCCCTATGCCAACTCAAACGGATTCGTACCGCTTGTGTCACGTCTTAACTTTGCTTCGTCAATCATTTCATCAAAAATCGTTCTGCGGTTCAGCTGCGCGGTAAATCTATAGTTTCCGACACCACTCTGATTTCCTCCAGCTTCCTCTCTTACGATCTGCCTTAACAGGTCTTCTGGTGCTTCCAGATTACGCCCATTTTTTTGATCTCCAAGGACTGCCAGGAACTCTGATCTCGGTGGAATTACTGCGCCGCTGGCAAGCATAGGGATTGTTCCGATCTGTGGAATGTTAAAACCGTTAAACCCCCACCAACTTCCGCCAATCTTCGGGACCCAGTCTGGAACCGTAATTTTAAATTTGATGTTGTTAAGTTTGTTAATCAATCCATTAACAGTCCCAAGCACTCCATTGAATCCACTAATAATCGTGTTGATCGGGGTACGTGCCAGATCAGACAGTCCCGAAAAGACACCTTCAAATATGCCTTTGATTCCTTCCCATGCCCGGCTCCAATCTCCAGCAAAAACGCCATTAATAAAAGTTATGACTCCTGAAAAAATGTCCTTAATATTACCCCAGATGGTTGAAACTCCACTTGAAAATGTATCCAGAACTGTTTTTAATGATCCAAAACTTTTCGACCAATTTGTTTCAAACGTATTTTTCACAAAATCAGAAAACGGTTCAAAGATTTTTTCTTTTATAAGCTTAAAGATTTCTTTGATTTTTTCCTGGAATCCTGCTACTTTTTCTTTACAAGTCTTCCATACCTTTTCCCAGGCAGCAGAAAAAGTATCTTTCAGCCATTTGACCAGACTGTCAAATTTGTCCTTAATATTTTCTACCTTATCTTTAATTGCACTCAGGATCGTGATCATGGTGTTTTTCACATTCGTACTTAAAGCCTCAAATGCTTTTACAACATTTTCTTTAAGATCGGTAGCTTTTTGAGCACACCAGTTTCCCATGCTGGAAAATTTGCCTTTTACAAATTCTACTTTTTCCTCTACCGAATCCCGGATTGCTTTCATAGCATTTTTTATATTTGTGCTTAAAGTTTCAAATGCCTTGGAAGCATTTTCTTTTAGTTCCCGGGTTTTCTGTGTGATCCGATCTTTTAATTTTGTACCATATGTACAAACGGTATCCCAGTTTTTGTAAAGCAATACTCCGGCGGCAATTACCGCGCCGATTGCAATTGTTACAGGGCCACCCAAAGCAGTGACAACAGAGCTTAAAGCGCCAAGCAATCCACCACCGCCAGTAATCAATCCAACAAAATTTGTCACTGCCGTTACAGCGCCACTAATAATGCTATGGAGTTCAAATGCTGCAAAAAAACTACCAATCACAATTGTAATGTTCTGAACAAGTTCTTGATTGCTCTGGATCCATGTGCTAAATCTATCTAATAAACCAGACAGGGTTTGCATGGCAGTAATCACGAGATCTCCCGTCCACTGTCCTAATGGCTGTAAAAAAGTGTCCCAAAGCCAGCCGCCCAAAGGCTTCAGGGCTTCGATAACTGAATTTACAACAGTAATCCCACTTGATAGCATTTGTAGATATGTTGGCACTGCATCTTGGATTTCCCAGGATCCAATTGGCAAAAGAACGTTATTCCAGAACCATTCAAGCCCAGTTCCTATGTTATCTGTTAGTGGCTGTAAATTTTGCAGGAGCGTATTGATTGATGTTAATAGCGGTGTAAAATCAAGGGTTTTCGCCCAATCTGCTACCGCACCTGTTATTCTTTCAATAGTTCCCAGAATGCTATTTCCAATATCGAATATATTTTGAATAATACTTGTCCCTGTTCCAGCATATTCCCACGCGGTTTTAAACGCCTGTGCCAAGTTTCCAACTGTGGCGAAGAGGTGTTGGACAATTTTCAAAATATTAGTTATGGTTCTTTCACCACTTCCATTCGTCCATACTGTGGCGAAGCTTCTTCCAATACTTGTAATTAAACTTCCCAAGCTCGAAAATGCCGTCTTTGCCGCCGTTATAGTGGCTTTTCCCTCTTTTTCCCAAGCTTTTTGAAATGGCTCCCAAAGTTTTTTTAGAAAGTCAGCTAGTTTCTTGGCAGAATCACTGATTTTGTCAAGTGCGGTTTCACCCTCTGCTAGGCTGCCATAATCCACACTGCCAACCGAACTCGGCAATCCTCCGCCCTCAGAACCAGTTCTGCCGGATCCAGAACTGGATGGAGTTGAAGATGTGCCCTCTGTGGAACTAACCTTGTGTATTTCGTCAAGTGACGAAAGATAGTTTTTTGTTTCTTTATTTGCTTTTTTCGTAGCTGTTGCATTATCTTTATTGGCATTCGCCAATTTCTCTGCATTATCCGCAGCCTGTCCATACTGATCTGCTGTATCTGCGATCACGTCTGTTCCGGCAAGACCTGCTCCACTTCCGCTTGTCTGACCGGAAGATTTCTTGCCAGTAATAAGCTCTGTAAAACTTTTAAATGCATTCGCCAGAGTTGCCAGTTTTCCAAGCAGAATATTAATAACTTTCAGAACAGGCGTAAAAATATTAATCAGCCCTTGTCCGACTGTTGCCTTGAGAGACTGCAACTGCAACTGCATTACTCGTACCTGGTTTGCCCAGCTGTCTGAAGTACGAATAAAGTCTCCAGATGCGGCTGATAACTGTTTCTGCACAAAAGCCAGGCGGAGAGCCACTTTCTCCTGTTCAGTCATGGCGGATGTGGTTTTCCCGTAGCCATTAGCCAGTGCGTACTGGTCAAGTGCGCTTTGTGTCATAACGACCCTGTGTACCCTCGGTTTCCCGATATTTATTAGGGGAGTAGACTATCTCTTCATCTAAATAGGATGCATGGCACTTCGGAATAGGGAATTTCGCCCTAAACCTACTTCCTTACGGAATAGTCGTTACACTTTCATCAAAAAAGAGCCTCTTATTGAGACTCTTCGATGCTTAGCACGGTATTGCCATGATTATTTAAATTTCCATTTGAATCCATATGCAGTACGATGTCTGTGAGTATTATTGCATACTTTAGATATTAAACCTTGATCATATCCTGTTTCTCTACTAAGGAAGTTCATCCCTTCCCATTCTTTGATTACATTTCCATCTAAATCACATTGCAGAACCGCTCTTTGCTGAGTTTTTCTTAGCCGTTCTATTCTCGTTCCATAAGCATTGTTTTCTTGAACAGTACACCATTCAAGATTTTCAACGCAATTATTCTGCTTGTTTTCGTCAATGTGATTAATAGAATTGCAACCATCCGGCTTTTTAAGAAAAGCATTTGCAACCAATTTATGAACTGTAAATGTTTTCTTTTTACCGTCTTTATGCAAAGAAACTATCGGATAACCGTAAGTATCAAGTGCAGGAGAATAAATTTTCTCTGGTACTTTTCTTGTATACCATTTTGCCCTGCATCTACGTTCAAGGCTCTTTATTCTTCCTAAATTACTTACTTGATACAGATCCTCATAGTTCTTAATATCTTTCCAAACTTCTTCACTCATGGAAATCACCTCCTGTAAATATTATATCACACAGGTGTCATAACCACAAGTCTTTAAATAATTTTAGGTTTTTACCGTTAGCATTGCTTATAAAGCAACACACCGAAGATTTCTTCGTTCACCATGTTATTCAATACACATTGCTGTGTAAGGGAGCTAATTGTTAACCCAAATCTTTCAATGTTTCCGTTTCGCCAGTAAACACTGATTTTAGCTTGATATAAGCCAAGTCTTGCGAAATGTTGTAAAATGATGCTACATCACCAGTCAGCTGTGTCAGAGCCGTTGACATATCATAAGCCTGTGCTTCTGAGAAACCGAACGACTTAGACATTGCTCCGAACGTACCAACATACCTTTTCGCCATTGTCTCTGACAGTCCGGCTGAGGTCATGGCGTTCTTTGCAAATTCATTGACCTTATCCGACATTGTGGTAAATGTAACATCAACCACGTTCTGCACTTCCGCGAGGTCAGAACCGAGTTCTACGCATTCCTTTCCAAACTGCACTAACTTGCCAACTGCAAAAGCCCCACCAATCAGCAGACCGATTTTTTTTACAGCACTTCCAAGGCCGTTAAATGACTGTTTTATAGCTGATACACCTTTTTGGACGCCTGATGTGTCCATTCTGGTATCAATAATGACTGAGCCATCAGCAGCCATGTGTCCACCTCCTAACTATTTGAGGTTAAGCATCTCATTCAGCGCATCCTTGTACGCTTGCTCTTCTTCGCTGAGACGTGTTTTTATATCAATAATGTTCTTGTTTTCCTGATAGAATTTCTTTTCCCATTTATCGAGCTTTTCGCCCTTTGCCTTTTTTGACCGGATTCCAACTACGGTATTAAAAAGACATTCACCAGATTCCATAAAGTATCCGAAAAACGTCCACCAGTGCATGTATGGCACTGCTCTGATTTCTTTACCGGCAACCTTGTTTACTGCCGGAACAATCATGTCTCCATCCTGTTCCCAGTCCATCAAGCGGGGTTTGGGTTTATTCGGACTATCATCAATTTGACCACAGTCAATAAACTCGCAAGCTTTCTGGCAAGCTTCAGATAGATGTTCAATCGGTATGCTCTGCCAGTCTTCAAACAGAATCTGCAACATAACAACTGCTTTCGCCTGCTCGTCCAGCTCCGGGTCATTCATAGCAATTAGAATGTCGATAATCACGCGAAAATCCGTTCTAATAGAAAAATCCACCCCACTTATGTTCAGTGAGGTGGGAAGCTCATAGGCGGTCATTTTGTGTACTTCTCCGTATACTTATTTACTGCCGCCTGCATTTTCTTTTTTCTTTTTTCTATTTCCGGCGCAATTGCATCTGCGATTTTATCCAGGATGATGTAAGCAAATACCTGTCCGTTTCCAAATATGGTAGTTGCTGTAATCGGCTCTTTGAACAGATCTCTGGATGCTTCATATCCAAGCAGATAGTTGATTTTATCTTCGATCTGCTTGTTCAGTTCTGCCATTTCTTTACCAGAAGTGACTTTCTGGATAGAATCCTTGAGCTGCTCGAAGTATTCCGTCAGCTCCTCCGCGCGTGCCGCTACGTTGATATCGGTCGGATTCAGTTTGAAGGAAGAAAAAATTTCGTCTTCATTGTTTGTAAAAGTGAAAAGAAAAATTCCATCATCAATTTTTGTGTTAATTGTTTTTGCCATTTGGCGCGCCCTCCTTGTATATGTGCTTATTCGCTGTCAGCTGTGAATGTACCTGAACTGATGTCAAATTTTCCTTTTACACGTTCGCCAACATAGTTGACTGTAAACGGAATCTGATAACCAGATGTATCGCCACCATAGGAGGTCGGCACAACGTAGCACTCCTGCTGATATGCTTCGTATTTGCCAGATGTCGCTTCTGTCCAAAGGTGGACTTCAACTGCTTTTGTTTTAAGGTTGTCGTCCTTGAGACGCCCATCAACAATCTTCTGTAATGCTGTAAACAGATCGGATGTGGTATCCGCGTAGAACGGATCAGCGTCAGAAGAAACTTCATAGCCATTATGTTTAAATGTGGATTCTCCAAGAATATTTTTAGATGTTTCAGTATCTGGATTGAGTTCTACATTGTACTCTTCCAGATCCTTGCCAAGACGCTCATATTTCGGCGTCAGTCCTCCACAGAGGGAACCTGCGTCGATGTAATGAGCCATATATTTACGGTCAATTTTGCCTGTAACTGCCATAGATAAGTCCTTTCTGCCTATAACTTTTAAAGGCTGTGTAGGTTAGCGACTATCACCAATTGATAGCCGGTTGTTGCTTGCTATATTGTTTCATAAGTGTTTTCGTAGCGTACTGACAGCGGTAATAGCCAGTCCTGTACGCCGCTCTCCTGTGGCTCTAAACCATAGGAGTTATCACGGGTAATACGTTTTATTACTCGTCCCTGCGAAAGCTCAGGAAACACATTTAAGCGTGTCTCAGAGCCATTTATAATAACTGGTTCTCGGCATATCCATTTGCCGAGGCTATCCAGGAACTTCTGAACAGATAGCTTCTGCCTCTCCTTGTCGGACGCTGTGCGGTATACCACATAAAATGGATACTGGCATACCTGGTGCATTATTCCGCAAACATCTTCTTTTTCTGAATAGATTAAAGCTCCATTATCTGCTGAGAACGCAATCCCAGATTCCTTGCCAAGTTCCTCAAATTTGATTGTTTCATTTTCGTATAACCCCGGATACTGGTTCAGAAGTGCTTTCATGGCATCTGTCAGAATTTCGTATCCGGTTGCATCTTTTCCAATAGGTTTATCCGCCATGTCTGCCACCTCCTGCCTGTGCTTTTACTTTGCGAATCCATGTACTGCCATATTGTCGCTTAGCGGCATCGAACCATTTAGCCTGTGCCTGTGGGTGAGCCTGTCTGGTGTATTCAAGATTTTCTTTTGCGGCTGTCTGACCAGAAAACTGGCTGACAAGGACTTTCTTGGCATACTGCCGAGCGTAAGGACTTCCAGTCAGCTCGTCTACCATCGTTTTTCCCATATAGAGGAATCTGCCATAAGGAGCAGCCGCCGCACAAACAAAGCCTGTACCTTGCATAGAGGAACTTCTTGCTCTTGTCTTATCGATAAAATCTCCCGAAATCATCGGCATAAACGGAACCATACTGTCCATAACCATTCCATCAAGGAGATACTGGGCTTCTTGGTACTGTCTGGAGAATCTATCCATATTCAGCTTGATTTTCATATCTCCGTCAACTACGGAGAATCCTTTAAAATGATGAATTTTACTCATATCACTTACCCAGAATCTCAAAATGTGGAATCAGTGTATACGGACCGCCAACACTGGTAATCTTAAACACATTATCCTTGTTCTCGTTCATGTACTGGTAGAATCCGTTCCGATAGTCACTGTCAGTTACTGTTCCGCCAGTCCACTCACCCTCCCAGAAGAATGATTCATCTGAGAATGTGATAGTGTCTTCCAGAGCGTTGTTAATCTGCTGTTTCCACTCTTTAGGCGGCACCCATGGGAGAATCTTACCGTCTCTATCAGTAATGGTTATATCGCCGTTCTGGACAATATAACGGATGTGTAACTGTGCGTTGTCGGTTGCGTCCGGTCCGTACTTTTTGAGAATTGCTCCCTTGTCCGTAATCAAGTCAACGCCGGATAACACATGAGGATACCAGTAAGCATCTCCAGTTGTTTTGCTTTCGTAATAGTTGAAAACTGTTACTGTTTTGTCGTACATGATACCCTCCTATCCTTCGCATATTGCTTTTGAAAATCTGTCAGAGAATGATTTTATTCGAACAATGTTACCTTTGCATTCTTCCGGAACTTTTCCGTAAAAAACAATGCTTTCCGGGTGCAACCGTTCAATCATGGAATTGTAGCCGGACAAAAATAACTCTTTCTTTTTCTTACCATTCATGCAACCAACTGAACTGACTGCAACCGTGCCACCCTCCGGTTCTCCGTCAAAGCACCATTCGTAGCTGTCTGGTGTACTCCATGATATTGTTGGAATCACGCGGCAACCATATTCTTGCAGATATGCACCTATCCAGTGCTTGCGGTAATGGTTGTATATCTGGATGGCTTTAGGGAAATCGGTGTAGGTACTGAAATCCGGTGTCAAAATGTACCGGAATTTGTTCAACTTATCCGCATATCTGTCTGGATTTCTCCATAGTGCATCAAACTGGTAATCATCCAAAAAGAAATGAACAGCTTTTTCTTCTGGATTACTGCACTTTCCTCTGGCATAATTGAATCCAACAAATTCACAGTTTCCCCCGAATGTCTCCGGTTCTATCTGCGGTATGCCATATTCTCCAACGCCGGGAAAGATGCGGCGGTTCAGATTTTCGTAAGCTATACTTGTTTCTCGATTTGCCATTGAAGTTCACCTCAATGTCCTTCCCATCCCTTATGCGGTCTTGGCCCTGCTTTGTACCACATTAAATTCAAAAATTTATCCATTTCTTTTCTATAAGCTTTATGTGCTTTTTTGCTGTCAAAATACTGTTTTTTTGTTACAGGCTTAGTGGTTGCACCATTAGATTCAGCTCTTCTTTTGAACTCTTTAGCAGATATGTTTAAAGGAGTAGGTCGCGGTATCCCATCATAACCTCTTTGATAGTAGTTAGTTCCTTCGTTTTTTGTAAAATAATATCTTACGGTTTCCCCATCTTTTCCTGTCACATCAAGGCCAGTGAACCTGATAGAGTCATCCAGCCAACTGTTTGCACCCCGACCGCCCATAAAATCACTCTTTCTTATTCAATCCATCAATATCAACTTTCGACATTCGATTCCATAATTCCGTAATCTTCTCCCATCCGAACATGGAAATAAACGCTACAATAAACCCAGCCACGATAGCTGCTAAAATCATATACCACAAGATTGTCATGTGGATATACTGCATATACGCTGCAAAAGCGGCTACAGTAATTCCAATGGACAGTACAAGCACCAGTGCATCCGTCGGAATCTTAGACAGAAATCCAACGTTTTTAATCACCTGTGTAATCACAGACACGCAAAATGCTAAAACACTGATTACTGCCAGAATCAGAGTTACATTTGTAAATAATGCTTCCATTTAATCATTCTCCTTTATAAAACGGGTTTGCATTTGTCAGACCATTCCTTTTCTGGGTAATAGCTAACAAATCTGTTACACTCATCCCGACCTTTTATATGCGTAAAGAAATATTTCCCACATTCCGTACATTTTCTTTGGATTTCCAAAAATCTTATATCGTTGCCATTCGGTCCGTGTGTCCAATGCCAGCAGATCACTTCGCTGTCCTTATGTTTGCAAAGTATTTTCCTTAAAAATCCTTTCATATTCACACCCCCGCATAAAGAATCGGCATTCCATCATCCGTCCTTACTCCCATCAGAAGCGGTAAAGCTGTCTTTAAGAGTAAGTCGTTCGTTTTCTGCACATCTCCGGCGGCGGCATACACCGCACTCCACTCTTTTGCACCCGATGCTTTCTGCTGAGGTGTTGCATAAGAGATGGATTCACTGCCAGAAGATACAGATGTTACAATGCCTGTTGTGCTACCACCGGTCCCGATTGCAGTTGATGTACCGCTCACAGCGGCATTGGTGGCATTCTTTTCAGCAAGCTCAATCTGATACATTAATTCAGCCAATGAGCAGACCACCTTTTTGATACGCTTCTGTGAGCGTTCATTTGTCGGCAGTCCGTCCACCAGTCTGTTAAATGTCATCGTGTCTATAAAATCACTGGCTCTTTCTGCCAGTCGTGGAAAATCGGTTTCTGGCACGACATTGCCGAATGATTCTGTATAGAATTTATAATCTGCATAAGCCATGCCAGTTACCTCCTACTTGATCATCATTTTGCTGTTACAGTCGCGTGTCCAGCACTCAGTGCCTTATAGGTACTGTCACATTCAACTACTGTGATTACCTGTCCTGTTGCCGCTGTGATGTCAGCTTCTCCATCCCATGCGCTCCAGTTCTTCACGTTCTGGCCATACTCTACAGATGTTTCAGAAGCTGCTACTTTGTATTTATATACATTGCCTGCGCTTGCTTTTGCCGGAGTAATAGTCACTTTAGTGTCTCCACTTTTACTTCCTGCCGCAGAGTTTACAGTCAGAGTTCCAAGTGTCTGAGTTGTGTTGATAGTTCCAACAGCAATAGCGTCAATATACTCTGCAAAGAGGGTAAGTCCCATGATCGCAAATGCTTCGGATACTGCTGTGTGGTAGTTACCCTGAGTGTGGAATCCAATCAGATTTGTCTCGCCGGATACGGTGTATGCAAGTCCTGCTCTCGCAAAGTCAGATTCGTTCGGGTTAACATAGTAAAGAACAATGTTCTCAACGGGTGTCGCAATAATCTGTCCTCTCGGGATTTCACTGTCAGATAACAGGAAGATGGTATTGAAGCCCATGAAATCTTTCATGTACTGGAAGCCGAACTGGTTCTGAATAGTGATATCAGCTGCGCCGATATATTCATACACGTCCAGAATGTTGACAAATCCAACAACACCAGTCACATTTCTGTGCATCTGTTTGAATTTGTTTTCGACACGACCCTTAGCCATTGCCAGAGCCATCTGGAAAGTAGTCTCTGTGAATGTGAGGGTACCTGTCTTCAAATAATCATAAAATCTTTCAGTAACATTGGTCTGAAGCTGGAAAAGGAATTCATCATCGGTCATCTGAACGGCGTTCTCATAACCGTGATCCTTGATTGCTTCGATAGATACAGCCTTTGCGTACTTCTCAATAGTCATTTCTGCGTAGTTCTTTTCTTTTACAACGAATTTGCTGTAAGGGATTTCCTCACCCTCACCAACATTTCCGCTCCGTAAGGTACCCTCTGCGTACTTGGACTTGAGTACAGCACCCGGCTGTTTTTTGATAGGTCTCATGATGCCCAGAATGTCACGTAAGTGCTGCCAGTTTCTCTCGAATCTGGTTACAAAATCAATCTCACGTGCTGTGACCTGGATATCATTGGTCATAATAAGATTTGCTTTTGCTGGCATAAAAAAATCCTTTCTACCCATAATTATTAAGGTATTGGGTTAGCGGCTATGCTCTGGTGCATAGTCGGTTGTTGAAATCACTGGAATAACTGGATATTATTAGCAATTGCAGCCTGTCTCTCGGACGGGTCTTTGATTGCTTCGATATCTTTCTTAGTCATGCTTCCCGGTGTCTGCTGCTGTCCGACATGAGTGGTAAATCTTGCCTGGTTCTGCTGGGCCTGCTGCTGAGATTCGTCCACAAAAGCGGATGCGTCAGACTGCTTCAGTTGCTCGATCAGGTCATTCAGTCCAAGGATCTTACCGTCTTTCAGCTTTAATCCGGCTTCTTTGATGTCAGACATGACTGATTTCTTTGCCGCCTCACTGGAAAACTTAACATCATCAAGTGCCGCTTTCAGTGCGTCTGAGAAATCACGGTCGTAGATTTTTGCATTGAATTCTTTCTCTGCATCCTCGGCTTTTTTCTTCCATCCAGCAAGCTCTGTCTGGATATTGGTCGGGTCAATACCGTCAAATCCTTTTAAGGTCTCTTCTGCTGTCTCAGCACGTTCTTTCCAGTTATCACGTTCTCCCTCAATTTTTAACAGTGTTTTTGCAACTTCCTTTGCATTCTTGTAATGCTCAGAGAGTGCTTTCTTTACATCTGCCTGCTTGTCTTCCGGGATCTCAATTCCAAATGATTTTAAAGTGTCGATAAGTTTCTGCATAATATCCTCCTGGTCGTGTTTATTGACCTGCCGCCGCAGGTAAATGGATTAAGCCAGTTAGACCACTGGCAAGGTAATTGCAGGAGACGGATTTGGACCGCCGTTCTCAAGGGTATGAACCTTGCGAGATTCCGCTTCTCTATCCTGCCATGTACATGTTTGGAAGAACCATTTCAGCACGTTCACTTATTGCCTACTAGAGGAAGTCACTATATCACCGATAAACAGTACGCATTCGGAACTCGGTTATACATTCCTTGCACACTGCCCTGTGCTTTTCCTACCACCAAACTTTCAGACTCCAAACAATCGGAAAGGCAGGAATCGAACCTGCGACACATAGCTTACAAGGCTACTGCTCTACCACTGAGCTACATTCCATTAACCCGGACACCGGGTTAGCAAGGTATTTATCGTGTTATGCCTGCCACTATCCGACTTTCACGGAAAAGGATATTACTCCTTTATTGAAACGTAAAAATTAACTCATAAGGAGGTGACGCTGACCAAGCTACCAAGTCAGCTAATGGATGTGTCGGAAATTGCACCCGCTTTTCAACCTCCAGGCCGCTCGAACCTGTTTCTATTAAGGACACATCCAAAGAGAAAGGAGGATTCGAAAAATGAAAAAATATCCATCGAACCAACAAGAGTTACCACTTCTTGTAAGATAATATTACCATATCTTTCTTAAAAAGTTGTCCCCACATTTGCAAGAATCAAAGCATATTTCTTAATTTTTCAACGTATCTCTTAACAAGATCACGCTCTTCCCGGCACTCTGCGTCTTTGGACATATCACTCATTTCTGTAGTGAGTTCGTCAAGATGTTCTTCCAGTGCTGCAAGCATTTTTCTTTTGCAGTCTTCAGACTTGCCGGAACGATAGCTCTGTTTCTGTGTCATATAGTCGTCATAAGCATCTCGTCCGTCAGACCGGCTGTAATGCCCTCTAACGTAATGTTCGCCCCGCCTGGCATAAGAATTACCACGGTCGTAATCCGGCATCATTCTGCCATCATTCGCGCTGTATCTCCCCATGCTGTCATGTTTTCTTCCACGTTCGCTGTAATCATTGCCATAGCTATCGCGCATCTCATCAAGGACAGCGTTATAATATTCCACTTTTTTGTCCCAGTACTGCGTATTCTTGATATCTTTGTACATATCAATCAGCTTGTATGTCATTTCCAGATTTCCAGTGGTCAGCCCACTATCAGCGATTTTGGAAAGCTCGTCTTCGATTCTTGAACATAAATCCTTAATATCTCTCATAACTGCACCTCCTACGCTTCTCTAGTCACGACAATGTTTGCATTTGCAACAGAAATTGCCTGATCGCTTGTGTTCTCCACTGCGATATTAACGCAACAGCCGCGAGGGACGTCAATATAGATACCAGAGGATACGTTATTGTACTGATCCACTGCCGCCGGCGTGGAAATCATTTGGGAAGATAACACCGGTTCTCCAGAAATTGCGAGTGCCAGAGATATAGCTCCGACAGTACCACCTGTTGGAATTGCAATATTGCCTGAGAAATCCACGAAGAATCTCGCCTTGCACTGGTTAGTTAATCCTCTTAGAGTAATAATTCCGCTCCCCTCTCTGTGTTGAATACAGTTAGAGCCTTTAACTGCTGTGTTCGAAAATACTACATTTCCTTTTGCTGCTACAGTCTGAGCAGCCACATTTGTAAATTCTGCCATAATTTTACTCCTTTCATATCACAAAAGGACAGGTATCAGCCTGCCCCTCTGTGTAATACGGCATAAGCCGACATTCGAATCAACCGAAAGATACTCTCGATATGAAGTTATCAGCAATTGCATCCGGTATTGCATCCACATCCGTAATATGTGTTCGGGTTAGGGACCTGGTATGCCGGGATCGGTGCCGGATTAATCGCATTAATGAGCTGCTGTGTCTGTGAAGCCATTGCAGTTGTGAGAAGTGCACTCTGGCGATCCTGAGAAGCAGCACGTCTGAGATCATTGTTTTCAGCCTGCAGGTTGGAAATCTTTTCATTGCAAAGATAGTCTAAAACGGCTCTCGCGTTTGCATTCTGGTTATCAATGATATCTCTTGTATTGCTGTTCATGGTGTTCTGTAATGCACAGGTGTTCTGCGCCATATTGTAATTTACGCCCTGAATTGCTTCTCTAGTTTCACAGCAACAGTTCGCAAGCTGTGCCTGGAGCGCATTAGTGTTCTGCATATTCGCTACAGTATCGGCATTAATTGCCTGCTGGATTCCGAATCCGGTCTGCATGATGTTCGTGTTGATTCCGTTAAATCCGGTAAGCATACCGTTATTTACTGCATAGAATCCATCACAGAGACCGTTGTTGATTCCGTCAAGCTTGCTGATTACTGCGGAATTGTCAAATCCTCTCTGAATGTCTGCCTGAGTAGCTGCTGTGGCCGCATATCCACCACCGTTGCCATTATTGCCCCAGCCGTTGTTTCCCCATCCAAAGAAAGCAAAAATGAATAAAACAATAATCCACCAGCTACCATCTCCGCCAAACATGCCATCGTTATTTCTACCGTTTCCAGTAGCAGCGGCAATATCTGCTAAGCTATAATTTCCATCCATAATATAATCTCCTTTTTGTATATTTACATCAATCTGGCCAGATTGTAATGTACTATTTCATATTCTTTAACAGATTCTGAAACTGTCCTGCCATCTGCTGAACCTGATTAAGTTGCTGTTGGGAAATTCTCCCAGACTGTAACATCTTCTCAACTTCTGCTTTCGGGTCTCCCTTAAAATTCTGTTTAAACTGCATAAACTGTTGTACCATCTGCATTGGTCCGTTTCCCTGCGACATCCCACCGCCAAGTGCATTAAATAATGGATTACTCATCCGCATTTCCTCCCTTGACCTCTGATTCCTGCACGGCATTAGCTCTAACAGGTTTTGAAAATGAATTTAATCGGTTTATGATAGCTTCGTATTTGCTCTTTAAATCGTCGTATTCCTGTCTGGTGACATATTTATTATCCATGTTCTGAACAGACTGTTTAGGCGGCATCTGAGTGCCTATTTCATGATATTCAAACGTCCGTAATGGCTGTGGCATACCGGAAACGTCAGTGGATTTTATGTAGAACTTTTCACTTTCTGAATCCATCAGTAAAACACTTGTCCCGGGTGCTACCAGATAGGATTTTGCGCCTACTTCTCCAGACACCCACAGGATACCATTGTTGTTCTGCTGCGGTTGCTGCACTGGTTGAGCTGGCATCTGGACAGGCTGCTGCTGAAACTGATTCATTTGCCCCGGAACGCCAAAACTATATTGATAAGGATTGTTATATAATGCCATCTTATGCACCGCCTTTCTGATTATATTCTAAAATAAAAAAAGAGCCTTAGACAGTTCGTCTAAGACCCATATAAGTATCTGAAAAGTATCAGCACACTTTAATTATTTTATTATTCACTCTCCGGCTTAATCGTTTTGCCGTGGATATACTCACATTCATTTGTTCAGCGCAGTATTCAAGCGTGTATTCTTTACATCTCAGCCGAAACAGTCTTTCTTCGTCCGGTGTAAAATTGCACTCTGTCAAAAACCTGTCTATATCTTTCTTAGTGAATACATATAACTTCATGAGCATACCCCTTATTAATGCTAACGTTGATTCTGCGCAAGATACTCCGTGAGTTTCTGTTTTGTTTTTTTTAACTCCTCGACATTATTCCCACTAATCTGACTGTCCAGCATGGTTGATAACACTTCCAAAATCAATGAATCACGTTCTGCAATTCTCTGAAGACTTTCATAATCTCGCTTGTCATGTTCTTCCAGTGTCTCTACTCGCTTATTAAGTCTGAACGCCGGTGTAATCCACTTAAAGATTACGGCTGCTGCCCCTCCAGCAATTGATATCCCTACACAAATTGAAAGAAAAAATTGAATAAATTCCTGTATGCTCATTTAGCTACTCCTTTTCCCAGTAATATACCGGGATTTCATTACCGCTATCCCATGTATCGAAATATTTACCCTCTTGCACCGTCACCACATGACCATCTATGCAGAGAATATATGTGCCTGTTGGATGATCTACACAAAAGTCGTTGACTGTATAGATATATCGCTCTGACTGTTCAATCAGTTTGCGTCTGTACCCACGTTTATAGAGGTACGCTCCCCAGACATAATTTGCGCTTGGCATATCTGACAGAGCACACGCCTGTATCATTAATCCGGCAAATACTGTTTCCCAGTCAACCCCGGTTGCCTTACATATTGCCCGTACAGCACAATCTCCGACTCGATTCCCGGCAGGATTCGGATTATAATATTCCCATCTATCCATCATCAGTCAATCCCCTTTGCTGTTTTATATCGTTTCGCCGCTCCTCTGGCTTTTGCGGCGTTCTGACGTTTCCACTTCGCAATCATAAGTCGGTCTTGCAGTTCTCTTAGGTCGTTCTGTTTGCAATAATCCTTATATGCGGCATTTTGTTTCTGCAAGAGATAAGACTTTCGGTCAAGGTCTTGTTGGAGCGCAAATTTCGCCTTTTCATTCGGTGCGCTGTCAACTCCTGCTTGCAGTCCAAGAACCTCTCTCTTCGTTTTGCGAATTCTCCGCTCATAAGTACGTTGCCGCTGTTCCTTTTCGTACAGTTTGCCCTTGTCAGCTTTATCCTGCTTCGATAATTCTGCATAGGGGTTGAATTCCCCGTCACTCGCCCCGAAGCTATGCCGACAGTTGACCCCTGACAGTCCGCTTGCCGTTCCATATCCAGTCACAGAAAACGGTGGAAATTTCTTGTTCTTACCAGAACGAGAGTATATCTTACCCTGCCACCATGAGTGGTTTCCCGGATTCTCGCCGCCGTCACCCGTTCTCGCTCCCATGTGTGCACTGACCAAAACCAAATCCCAGTCCATTTCTTCCATACGTTTTAGGGATATATCTCCCGTAGCCTGCGCCACACCAGTTCTGACAGAACGCGCTACTGCTGTTTCAATGGTATCTTTTCTGCCAGAGGGATATGTCACAGTAACGCCATCGCTCACAACGTTATTAACTGCCTCTTTAATGGCTTGCATATATCCGACCGCCCCAGTCATCACATGGTTGTATGCAAGGTCGCATTGCTCAATATACATCCTCTGAGCGGCACTTGCGGTCGTTCGTGTGAAATTCTTCCAATCGCCTAAGCAGTGATTCATATTCCGCTCCATGAGCCTTATCATAGCCGGAGATTGCTCAAGCGGCACAGGACTTAATCCTGCTGCCTTGTATATCTTGTCATCGTAATTCATTGCAGTAATTCCGGCATCTTCAAATGTTTCAAGAAGTTCCTGTTGTTCGCGTTTAGTATACTTGGATAGTTCTGTCAGAATGTCCTCTAGCAGTTCGCCGGATTCTTGTAGCGTTCTGATTCGCCATGCATCCGCATTGGTCAGAATATAATCCTCACCTCTGCCGATTCTTGCCATCATTCTCGACACGATCTCAGAAATGATATACTGATGCAGTTCTTCGGCGATCTGTTCACTGCCCTCTGTGATTTGGCGTAAATATTCTGGACTCAGCATATCTATTCATCCTCAAACATTTTTGGTTCGTCTGGCTGGGCTTCTTCGACCATTGCTCTGGCTTCTTCTTCTGTCATTCCTTCAAACTTCACAAAATACAGCCATGCCGGAACCTTGCCAGTAGTCACATACTGCCACCATCTTGCGCGGTCATTTTCGCGAACATACAGAATATCTCCGAAATCGTAATTGACCTCGTATGCTCCAACAGGTGCAAGTCCGTACAGGTCGGCGTAGACGTTCAGCGCATAGATAACTTCGTCCAGACAGGATTCCAGTTTGTCTCGAACATCTTTGATAAACTGCACTGTCCTCTGCTGTTCCGCTTCTACTCCTGTAGCCGTCTGAATGCCGCTAGATTCGTTGAAAACAAAATACCCATTGGAGAATCCAATCTTGTACCCCAACTGGCTTAAAAGGGCATTTATGCCGCTTATACGGGTATCTGTGTTAAGTATCGGATTGATTTCTTGATAGAATTCTTTTTCGTCCTGTCCAAATACGTTCTTCACATAGTCCGGCAGGTTCATTTCTTTACATCTATGCTCCATGGTCTGCGGTGTCATAGCAGTTACAGGCGTGCCGCTCGGCATCAACAGACGGTCATCCGCAAGAACAGTCCTCTTGGAATCAAAAATTTCCTTTGCGTTCCGGCTGTATGCAATATCAAGATCCTTTAATTCTTCGATAGCTTCGGCAAAAATCGGAAGTCCAAGCGGTGTGCTGATATCAACGTTATTTGCCTGTGGTGTCCGCAGCACTCCATAGAGAGGTCCTTCCAACTTCTCTCCGTTCGCTTTCAGAATCGGCGGTGTGTCTGCCATCAGGTCAGCCCATTTGGTCTGCTTAAGGTCGATTTTATCACCGATACTCTGGGGGGATTTTGATACATAGGCTCTGTTGGAAACATAATATGGATAAGTTGTCACGTTGTCCACAGTGGTCTCGATAAATCTATGATATTCGAGCCTTGTGTAGTACTTCCTTCCAACAGTATAAGAGTCTTTAAATATGATTCCCTTAATCTCCTGATTGTCGTAATCCACGATCATCACATCTGCCGGAGTAAATACGTCAAGGCTATCGCCGTTTGGCTTGATAAATACCGTCCCATAAGCGCAGCCATATTCTACCCAGTGACGGATCTGGAAATATACTCTATCAATCTGCTCCTGAAGCCATGTGGCTCTTGCGGATCCGTCTATCTTAATGCCAATTGCCAGTGTCGCAAGTCTGGCAGTCTCAGAGCAGACGGACTTTGCAAAATTAATCGTTTTGATATGGTTTTTATCATCCAACCAGTACGGTGTCCCCCGGTATATGTTCGCACATTTATTAATCAGTGCTTCCATCTCCGGAAACTCTGTTGCCTGGATATTGAAATCCTCTTCGGCTTGTTTCTTGAATATCATGTTAAACCACCTTTTTAGTGTTGTTATAAGTCCCATTTAGTCACCTGCTAACTGTTTGCTACGTCGAACATCCATTCCCGGGGAAGAAGCACCGAGCACTCTCTTAAGATATCTTTTCGAAGTTCATCAAGTGAGTACATTCCAGCTTTTGTCAGCGTTCTGATTGAATCTTCAATTACTACCTGTTCCTCGTAAGTATATCCCTCTTTTACATATACTTTATCTTTTAAAAAATCACCAAGTTTTTTTTCTACAATATTCTGATAGTACCATTATGCACTGTGCCCCCTTCTTCTCCACAATGATTCTGAGCTATACCGAACGGAATCTATTATATGATTATCCTTATCCGGATATCCACTGCAAATATTTCCGTCTTTGTCGCGTTCGTATTCGTACTTCTTGAACTCCTTGCAAGCATTTGGCGTTCTTTTTGGATCAAACACAAGCTTTCTTCTTTGCAGCCACTTCATAGAATACTCAATGCTTCCCGGCCCTTTAATTGCTCCCCTTGCTGGAAGTCCTAAGTCTCTGTAATCATTGATTGATTTAGGCTCGGCAGAATCGCAAGTAATTTCGTAATCGTCGTACTGTCTTCGCTTAATTTCATTCGCAGTCCATTCATTTGATTTTTTGTTTTCGTAAATCTCGTCAATGAAATAGATTGTTTCTCTAGCTGAATCATAATAGATTCTGGAGAAAGCATATTTGTCCGGATACCAGCCCCAGTCAACTCCCTGATAAATTCTATCAAAATGGCTGATCTCTTCGTCCGTGATAGTTCTTTCTTCGATGTATTCAAAGATATTTCCACCATTTCCATTGGCATGTCCTAAATACTCGTTGTCATAAGCGTCTGGATTTACTTCTTTCAGATGTTCAGCATCTGCAAGAAATACGTCGCCAAGCCACTCCTGCTCAATCCCTAAATCAAGGTATGTGCTATGCACAACCATTACATTTTTATCTTTTTCTTCTGCTTCTGCTGTATATTCATTCGCCCAGTTGTTTTTACTCCTGGGTGGATTGAATGACTTGAATTTATACGCTTCATTACCACCGCGAATAGCAGACTGCTGAATGTTTCGGATTTCTTCTGGGTTAGAAAATTGATCTAGCTCCTCGAACCAGACAATACCTATATATCCAAACTCTGGTTTGATAGACTTAATCTTTAATGGATCGTCAGCACCACGAAAGTAAATCTTCTGTCCAGTAGGCTTATACGTAATCTCCATAGGAGATACCTTGCATGTAAATTCCTCATTTAGATCTAATTTATCAATAGCCCATTTCATCTGAGCATAAACAGAATCTTTGATAGTGTTTCCGACTTTTCGCAGAATCAGAGCGTGCATGTTCGGATTATTCTTCAACAGTTCCGGTATGATTAAAGATATAGTTGAGGACTTCATAGAACCACGTCCGCCAGGGAGAATGTATTCGCTATGTTTCTTTGCCCGAATATCCCTAATCATTTTATGAAATACGTCCGGGACAATATTCAGATCAATATGATATTCACCTTGCAATCTGGCTTTTTCTTCTGCTTTCTGCTGCTCTTCTCTGGCTTCTTTTATGGCAAGCGTTTTTTCCAGATCATTCATGGATTTCAGCTGATCGGAGAAGTCCGGAGCAAATCCGAATGAATCAGTCAGCTCACCCCTTGCGATCATGGAACGGCGTTGTTGGATTTCTGCCAGTGACATGATGTCAGTGCCTTTTTGTTTTTCGATGAGAGACTGCTTTTCGGCTATATACTCAGAAATGTTAAGCTTTGTTAAGTTCTGATTTCCTATCACTCTTGCGTTTTTCTTAGCATATCCAGCCTTTATTGCGGCATCAGATGCATTTCCGCCATTCTTTATGTATTCATCCGCAAACGCTTTCTGCTTAGGCGTTAAGTCCATCTAATCACCTCTGTCTATCCTCATTTTCTGACTGCCTCCCATATTTCTTTCAGGCACATGACCACATCATACTGGGATGCAGTTCGTAATATTTCATAATCGCAATCTTTCCATTCTCCTCTTTTCGTGAGGTGAAGTGTGGGTGTTGATATGATTATTACTGTTATTAATCGTTCCTGCTCATGGCTATAGAATTGAGATGTTCCGATTTTTATAATCAGTCCAGTGGATAATATAGCTTTTTGAAGTTTTCTCATAACTGCTTTTAAGTTGGCCACATTATCACCTCACAAAATCTGCCACATACAGTACATAGTCATAGATATATACTATATTACCATACATGGCAGAAAAATTTGTCCCCACATTTTAATATTAATTGTAATATTATATTTCTCTTAGTTTTCTTAGCGCATCATAAAACATAGCCATTGCCTTTCGTTTATAGGCGTAAAAGTCGTCTCTTTTCGCCGGGATGTACTTCGTTTTCATAATACGATCATAAGATTTGTTTGTTACAATGGATTCATACACCAATAGCTCAATCCCTGGAGGGCAAGAACTTATGCAGCAATGTAAAATATCATGTCGCTGCTCTGGTGTAGCTTTCTGGCATATATCCTTTAAGCGATTGATGTCCTCAGGATATACGCCGAAATCAACAAGTGACTTTTGCCTGGTACGCATATCATCACCGCCTTTTTAATGCTATTTGTCCCGCTTGTTTCCTGCACACGCCACCCAGAGAAGAATACCGAATGCTCCGGTCAGTGCGCCTAGGGTGAATGCTATTAAGATGTCAATCATTTGTATCACCTTCTCCCCAACCCCAATAGCCAAATGCTCGTCCACATCGCCAACAGTATGTTATTCTCTTGGAATAATAGAAATTAATATGCGTCATTGCGCCACATCTGCACTGTATGAATCCATCAGATGGTTTACTGTAATCAAATCCGTACTCAACTATAGGTTTTTTAGGAATCTGTTTTCCCAATGCCCTAATTGCAATCTTTAGTGATTGATAGTATTTCTGAATTTCTCCTTTTTGATCTGCTGGATAATCATTTTTGATTAGATCAACACGGCTCTGCAAGAATTTAATTGCTTCTTTTTCATTCATACTTCTCCATCCTTTCCTGATAAGATGTCTTTTTCCTCTTTAACGTCCATTTTCAATCCTCCACTCCAAACATTTTTCTTAAATTGTGTTGATAATTCTTAACTGTTTGTTCAAGAGTGTTGTAAGCAGGTCTCAACGCGCATCTCTCTTTGTATCCGTCACATTTGGTTCCAAAAAGTATGGCATTTCTGCACATTCCATCTTGACTTGCACAGCATTTATTCATTCTTCTTCAGCTCCTCCAACTTCTTCTCAGCTTCTTCACGGGTGAGGAATGCAGATTTTCCAATCATTGACAATGGGATTGTAAAATTTTTCTCGCACTCTATGTAATCACTTTCTGGCCCGGTCTCATCATCAATCCATTCCGGTACAAGATATTCTCAATAACCATATCCGCTATCACCGTGTTTTTCGGGCAAGCTGACAAGGCGGCATTGGAAAGCAGGTATCCGTACTCTGCCGGGAAGTCTTTCAGCATTGTATTCAGTTTTTCTATGTCCTCTGCTGGAATACCGTAATCTTTCAGCTTTTTATTCCTTGTCAGCATACCGTTCTCCTCTCTATTCGTCTGGGTGGTGTTTGTCGTACATGATCGCTGCGCATACAAGACCAGCTACTCCGAATATGGTTCCAAGGGTGAATCCTAATACGAATGTAATCATGGCTCGTCCTCCTTAACGTAATCCTCGCATTCCTCAGCATATTCATAACTGTCCATCATGTCGCACTGATTATCACAACCGCCTTGTTTCTCGCAGCAGATGCAGCACTCTGTTTCACCGTCCGGACACTCTAATTTACATCTTCCCATTAATCCAGTCGCCCTCTTTCTCGAAATAAATATATCTGCTGTTTTTCTTGACCGGCTCTGAAGTATCAATGCAATATTTTACCTCAAGCAAAGCCTGCCAAGATTTAAACTCTTTTAGCCTGACCTTGAATCTAGTGTAGGTCTTGCCATCCTTTTTTAAAATTTTCATTACCATGCTCTAATCCTCCTTATATGGTTCTGGAAGTGATCGCCATGCCGTAATCTCAATCCAATCATAATTGCTATCAAGATAATATCCGTCACAATCAATAAAGCTTGTATCCTGCCATGTTGTTTCTCCATTAGTGACCAAAATTTCTTGTCCATCATCTGGCATTTTGCAGTCAAGCATATATTGTATGTCATTTGATATGGATTCTTCGGCACGTTCTTTTTTCGATATCTGATGATATTTTACTGGAATCCACCCATTTTCTTTCTCGTCCTGTTCCAGATCATTCAGAAGAGTATTCACAATATCCAGCGCACTCCCTGGCAGCCCAGCCTTATACTGGGTCTGCCTTTCTAAGTCCGCTTTGCACTGCTCTAATCTGGTTCGTACTCGGCTCATACAACCACCTCGCTGTCAGCTGGCATCTGAAATACAAATCTATTTTTCAGTTTTTCGTTTGATAACTCTTTTTTTAATTCATCCACTGCGCTGGCGTCAGTAAATAAAAGTGCGGATATGATAACTGGTAACTGTGACTCTTCATAAACTTCCTGAATCATATCCAGTACTTTCATGGCTTTTTCCTTGGTGGAATATTCTCCGAGTAAGCAACGCCATCCTATATCTCTTCTTGCGCTTATCACTCCACCCGAAACTTCGATATCGGGTAAAGATTCAAATGCAACTAAAACTTCCTTGTTCTGACTTCTGATTAACATTTTGTGTCCTCCTTGTTCTCTCTTTTATTCCATGCTTCTATTGCATATTCGGGATTGTTATAATGTCCTGTACCGCAAAGACAGTTACCGCATTTTACAAGATACTGAGCATTACCTAAATATCCCATTTCATCATCGGTAAAAATTTGCGCCTCTTCTCCACAAAACGGGCAAGGCTTT